ATACCCGTAAGTATTTGTCAGAGAGTGCTACAGCAGGCGCCACTTCCGCTGGCAACGTTGCAACACTAAATCGTGTGATCCTACCAGTGATCAGACGTGTAATGCCAACAGTCATTGCTAATGAACTAGTTGGTGTACAACCAATGACTGGACCAGTTGGCCAAATCCACACATTACGTGTAAGATATGCTGACGACTTCACTTCAAGCTCAGGCACAAGTGCTACAGCAGGTGAAGAGGCACTAAGCCCATTCAAGATTGCTGAAGGTTATTCAGGTAACGACGATATTAAAGCAGGTTCAACTGCTTCATTAGAAGGCGCTGCAGGAAACAGACTTTCAATTCAAATCTTGAAACAAACTGTAGAAGCAAAAACTCGTAAGTTATCAGCTCGCTGGACTTTTGAGGCTGCTCAAGATGCTCAAGCACAACAAGGGATTGATGTTGAAGCAGAAATTATGGCTGCGTTAGCGCAGGAAATTACTGCTGAAATTGACCAAGAAGTTATTACTTCTTTATCATCACTTGCTGGCACAGCAGCACTAACATACGACCAAGGCGCAGTATCAGGTACTGCTACATTCGTTGGTGACGAACACGCAGCACTTGCTGTTCAAATCAACAGAGTTAGCAACTTGATTGCACAGCGTACACGTCGTGGTGCTGGTAACTGGGCTGTTGTATCACCAACTGTATTAACACTATTACAGTCTGCTACAACTTCAGCATTTGCTAGAACTACAGAAGGTACATTTGAAGCACCAACAAACACTAAGTTTGTAGGAACTTTAAACAGTGCTATGAAAGTATACGTAAACGGCTATGCTACATCAGACGATGTACTAGTTGGTTACAAAGGATCTTCAGAATCAGATGCGGCAGCGTTCTATTGCCCATACATTCCTTTAATGTCATCTGGTGTTGTACTTGATCCAGGTACTTTTGAGCCAGTAGTTTCGTTTATGACTAGATATGGTTATGTAGAGTTAACAAACACTGCATCATCTCTAGGTAACGCGGCTGACTACTTGGGTAAAGTTGCTGTAACATCAGCAAACTTACGTTTTGCGTAAGCCAATACTTTAGAGTATTTGAAGAGGGCGGAGTTTTACTTCGCCCTTTTTTTATGACTTGACAATCTGCAATCTAGAGTGTTAAATAGTAATATGATTGAGATTAGCAGTCACGAAGATTTTGACAAACTAAGAGAACAGTTAACTAAATGGCGTAAACGTTTTCCGATGTTTACACACGATGTAAGACGTATACAATCATCAATTGAAGTTCATATGAAAAATTATATGGAACATCTTATACGATACAAGCAAACTAAAAGTGATCATTGTATAAGCAAAGCACAATCAGAAATTGACAAAATTAACGCATTAATGAACACTATTAGTAAAGTAGAGCTTATGGCTTTACTAAGCAAAAGATAAATACTTGTGTCAGATAGTGTGCCGCATAATGTGGCGGACTTATGCTGTTTAACCCACAGCGTACCGGATAGAACCCGGATAGGACTACTTTATAGGAGAAAACAAATGGGAAGACCACTTAGAAAAGATATAAACGGTGTAGACGTAATTGGAACACCAGCAAGTACTAATTCAGGTATCACTGTAAACGTTTACCAAGACGGATCAAATAGAACAGATGGCGTTGTTGTAAAACAAAGAGGATCAGACTCTTTTGTATGTTGCAGAGTTGGCGACATCGGCGATACTGCTGTTGGTAAGCAAGTTACTTGTACACTAAAAAATGGTACACCAAGCGCAGTAGGTGAAATGCAGATGCAAGGTTCTACAACAGGTAACCTTGATGCTGATCTAGTAAACATTGCTAAAATTACAAAGCGTGTTGCTACAGATTTTTCAGGTACAAAGTATACTTGGTACTTAGAAAACGATTCATCAGCAGATTACATTGTTTTAACAGCAATAGCATAATAGGCGTAAGATAATATGGCACAGTTTCTACAAACTAACGGTGATTACACCATCAAAACATACGAAGGTGGCAACATTACTTTGGATACAGGACCAAGAATTGGTCAAATCAAAGTAACTGGCAACCTTGTTGTTGAAGGTGATACACTTACTGTTAGTGCTGAAAACTTAGATGTGCAAGATAATATTATCAGACTTAATGTTGGCGAAACAGGTCCAGGTGTATCTTTAAGATATTCAGGTATTGAAATAGATAGAGGTACACAGGATCCTGTTTCGTTTTACTATGATGAGAATGATGATAGTTTTAATATTGCTGTAGGATCAACCGAAGGTGGCGTTGTAAACTATTCTACTTCTACATTAAGATTAAGAAATATTTTTACTAATTCGGATACTGATGGAGGCGATTTAACTTTAATTGGTACAGGTAATGGTGTTGTAAAAGTTGCTGGTACACTTAATTACGAACAACAAATTACTGACGATGATGATATTCCAAATAAAAAATATGTCGACGACAGTATTAGAGATAATCCAACATTCCAAATTATTGATGATAACACAAGAGTTATTATTAGTGAAAAAGATATTGTAGATTCTCTACAATATTTAGAAGATGAAACTGGTTACAGTACATTTGGCGAAAGCGGTGTTTCTGTAATTGTAGACGGACTATTAAACACACAGTTCTATCCTAACAGAACTGTAATTCAAGATATTGAAATATCTGGAAACGAGATAACAAATAATGACACAAATGCTAACGTGTTTGTTAGAACACAAGGTACTGGTAAACTGCAAACTAACTATGCAATTGAATTAGAAGAAATTGCAGTTACACCTGCTTTTGTAAACGGTTCAACAATCATACACGCTTGTACACCTAGCATTGGTGGATCGGGTATAGTATTCGTAGGTTCCGATGGAGTTAGCGACGAATTGATAAGTAAAAACAAAGCATTATTATTAAGTATGCTATTTTAGGACAAAGAAATGATAACAAATACATTAAGCACATCAACAGACATCACAGTTCCAGTAAAAGTATTTACAAGTACTACAACAGGTGCTCCAATTGGAGGAGCAGTAACAGGACAGCGTAATGCTATTACTACTATGTCATTTTGTAACACAGGAACCGTTGATATTACAGATGAATCAGTTAATACTTGTTTAGTATCAATGCATCTTGTAGCAAGTGGTGATTCACCAGATGCTGCAAACACAGTAGTAAGTAGACTTACAGTTCCTGCAGGTGAAACAGTATTTTTTAGCGATGAAAAATTTGTTTTAAATTCAGGAGACGAAGTTTGGGTTGCTACAAGTGTTGGAAGTCTAGTTGCTGTTACAATTAGTACATTACCTGTTTAAGGATAGATTATGAAGTTTTTAAAATCACAAAATACATCGAAATACAGTCCAAGCGATAATACTATCAGTGTTAATTCTTATGGACGAGTAGTGATGGATGCTAATGGTGGTTTGTTACTTCCTAAAGGCACAGAAGCACAACGACCACAAGTATCAGGTGTAAGACAACCTACTGATGCTAACGGAACTATTCGTTACAACATAGATACAGACGAAATTGAAGGCTACGTAGGTAACAACTGGGAAACAATTAGAGCAGCAGGCGCAAGTGCAATCAGCATAGAAACATTTGGTCCTGGAGATGCTACAGAAACAGTATTTGGTCCTTTGGCAAATGTTCCAGCAAGTGCAAACAACGTTATTGTGCTTGTAGAAAATGTAATGCAAATTCCAACAACAAACTTTACACTAGAACAAAGTTCAAGTGGAAGTTTAGCAGGTCCAGGTGCACCTTATGCAGATGGTTGGTATTTAAAATTTACAAGTCCTGTACCTTATAGTAAAAACATTACAGTATTCTTTGGATTTGCAAACTAGGAGAAGTAAATGGCTCAATTAGGGCGAATTGGCGGACACTTACTTAACCCTACTCTAACCAGAGAAGGAGTAAATCTTGCATTCAAAAATACTACATTTGATTCAACACCTATTTTATTCTTAGATGTAGAAACAAACAAAATAGGTATTCTTACTGATGCTCCTCAATATGATTTAGATGTTAGAACTGATATTAAAACAACAAATGCATCAGTTACACAAACAGCAAAAATTGACAACATAACTGTTAACGCAGCAGAAGCAAAATTTTCAACAGTAGTAGGACCTATTAACATATATCCTGCAAGTGGTATTGGTACCATTGCAATGGAACGTATGCGTACAGACGATTTGCAGTTTACAGATAATGTTATTTCTAGTAACAATTCGGCAACACCTATTGAACTTACTGCATCAGGTACAGGAATTGTTGACGTGCAATCAGGCGCTGACTTTTACGGTAACTTAACAGTAACAGGAAATGTTACAGTTGATGGAAATCTTACAAAATATTCAAATATTATTTTAGGAGATGCACTTTATAATCCGGATATTCCAGGAGGTGATACTCTTGAAATTATTCCAGACTTTTCTCAATCTATTATACCTGGTGATGATAATTCCTATGACTTTGGAACAGGAAATATTGTTGATAGTACGGTAAGAAGATGGAATAGTGTACATACTCCAGACTTAACAAATGTAGGTACTAACAGACCTAATGCTGCAATTGTAAGTACACAAATGTGGTTAAACGGTGTTACAAATGAAATATTTGCATATCAGTCAAATGATGATATGCTTCTATCTCCGGATACTGGAATTACACATATTGAAAACTTAACTATTGAAGCAAATGACATAACAAACAACCTTCCAACAGAGCCTGTCAAGTTACAAAGTACTGGTATTGGCTATACTAGATTTATGGGAACTAATGGATTTAGAATACCAGCAGGTGATGACACAACAAGACCTTCATATCCAGAAATTGGAGATACAAGATGGAATTCAGATGATCAGCGTTTAGAATGTTTTGCTGGACAAGTTGAAAATGTTTCTATTTCTGTAAGCAATATTTCAGGTTTGGTTGATCAAATTGTAAACAGCGGCCTAACTTCTACAAACGGATACGGGCAAGATTTTGAATGTAGATTAACTATTATTTCTAGTGTTTTAACTATTGAAATTACTAATGTTGGTATTGGTTATAATTTATCCGACACTATTAGCATTTCAGGTGCAGTCTTCTTAGGTGGCTCAGACGGTGTAAACGACCTAACACTTTCTGTAGGTGCTCAAACAACCGCAGGTTACAGAGTAGCAACTGGTGGTGGAGCAGAAGTTGACGTTAATCTTATGGAAGATCTGGGCAACGAATACAGCCTTATACTAGGCTAATTTTTCCTTTTGGCTAAATACTATTGTTAACGAAGACCAACGTTAATCTTTTACTGTGGTCAACTCGCAATGTAAGGTAGTTGGAGGGACAGGATCCCCGTGTTAAGGAGAGCAAATGGCAATAGGTCGTATAAGTGGGCCGCTCTTGAAAGCAAATCTGGTTAGAGATAACGTAGATTTATCTTTCAGAAATGGAGCAACAGACCCAGATATTTTGTATATTGATGTAAACAATGCTCGCATTGGTGTCAATAACTCATCTCCTACTACTGACTTAGATGTTAGTGGAACAACACGTACAACAACACTTAGAGTAGACAATCAATTAGATATCGGTAATTTACACATTACTGGTAATACTATTTCAAGCGATCTTAATACAATCAGTTTTGCACCATCAGGTGACGATCCTGTTGTCTATAACAGTAAATTACAAGTAGATGATTTTGAAATTTCAGGCAATACTATCCAAACTATTGTATCTAATTCTAATATAGAAATTAGACCAAATGGAGCAGGTATACTTGAAGTACACTCAAACACAACAATTAACGGAAATGTAGATATTACTGGCGACTTATCAGTAGACGGTGACGTTACTATTGGCGGTAATATTACTTTTGGTGATGCACTTACAGATACAATTACAATCAATGCTGCAATTAAAAGTAATTTAATTCCGGAACAAGACGTACAATTTGATTTAGGTAGTCCTTCATTTAGATGGAGAACAATGTACGTTAATGACGTATATGCAGACACGCTAAATGTTCCTACACTAGACGTAGGAAATTTAATGTTTCGTGATAATGAGATAACTACTACTACAGGATTAGATTTATACATTGACGGTAACGGAGCCGGTGGTGTAAGATTAGGTAATTTTAAAATAACTGATAACGTTATTGAAAATGTTTCTAACAATGCAATTACACAAATTTTGCAAACAGGAACAGGTTATTTTAAAATTGATACAAACAACGGTTTTGTTCCTCCTAGAGGTACAAACGCAGAAAGACCAACAGCGTATGCGGTGTTGGGTATGACTAGATACAATACTAACTCTAAAGCATTAGAGATTTGGGACGGAAGTGCTTGGAGTTCACCTGCTGGTGCATCAGGTGCTGTATCGGAAATTGTAGCGAACGACATTGCAGCATCGTTTGCATTAATGTTAGGATAATAAAGGTATGCCAACAGTATTTAAAAACGCAGTAATAAACAACGTAGGCACTGAACCTGTAGATGTATTACAGATTCCAGAAGGTGTTAGAGCGACAGTTGTAGGTTGTAATCTTGCTAATACATCAGATTACGATACTGTTGTTGTAAACGTTTATGTAGTAGATGAGAATTCAACGCAAGGTAACTATGTACGAGCAGTACCTATACCACCTGCGTCGAGTGCAAAAGTTGTGACACAGGGTGAAAGATTAATTTTACCAGCCACAGCAGGTTTAAGAATAGAATCAGACACTGAAGACAGTGTTGATGTAGTAATAAGTTACGTAGAGATATCGTAAGGAGAAGATTATGCCGAGTCCATATTATTTTGGTCAATCACCAGATGAATCATTAGGCGATAGCCCTAGATATTTCTATGCTATCAGAAGAAATGCAGATGGCGAATTGTTTTTGTTAAGAAGCGATCAGTTAAAAGATAAAGATTCAATTGATATCAATTTACCTGGTCCGCCTGAACAAACATTTGAAGACTTTGAACCAGGTATTGATTATTTTGAGGGAATTGCAGACGACCACGAATCAAATTTTGCAAATATGAAATATCCTCAATACAAATGGGATCAAAGAAGTACATTATATTATATAGATGACGAAGGAATGTTGGTACAAAGAGTAAATCAGGATTACACTTATCCAACAAACATTTCGGGCGATTAGGAATAGATTATGGCAGAGTTTAAGATAAGTCGAATTAGATATACGTGGGAAGGTGCGTGGACACCCGCTACTACATACAACAAAGACGATGTTGTATCATATAACGGTAGTTCATACATTTGTATTAGACAGCACACAGCAAGTGCAACTTTTAACACGGACCAAACTTACACACCACCAGGTGACACATTAGCAACGCCTGCTTGGACATCAATGACTGAAGGTCAAAACTGGCGCAGCGATTGGCAAGCAAGTACTGATTACTTTCCAGGTGATATTGTAAGGTACGGTGGTTACTTATGGATTAACACAACTGCTTATACATCAACAAGTGATTTCGACACTAACATTTCTAACTGGGCAATCTATGCAACCACTACAGATTGGGACGGTGCGTGGACACCTAATACAGTTTATGGTATTGGCGATCTTGTAAAATATGGTTCTACAGTTTACAAATGTATTACTGGGCACACTTCAGCAGCAGACTCTGCAACAGGATTAGAAGCAAATCAAGCGAACTGGGCAGTCTATACACAACTTAAAGGTTATGTAGGCGATTGGACTGACGGATATAGATACAAATATAACGATCTAGTAAGTTATGGTGGTAGTTTGCTACGTGTAACTATAGGTCACACTGGATCTACAAATTTAAACGATGCAAACTTTGCAGTAGATGTACCAGGCGGAAAAGCAAAAGGTACTTGGGTATTAGAAGATTATTATGCAATCGGCGATGTAGTTATGCACGGTGGGTATGTTTACCAATCACTAACTAATCATATTGGCCAGAATCCAAGTGATTCAATTTATCAACTAGGCGACGGAACACAGCACTGGGCAATTATTCATAAAGGTTTAAGGCTAGCAGGCGACTGGACTCC